CCCAGATGCGAATAAGCGTCCACACAATGGTAAAACAGGCGGCCACGGCGGGTAAGAAATCCACAAGTGTTCCTAACACAGTAAAAACAGACGCGAAATCCACCACGGTTTTGGTTGAGTCGGATATGTTCATGTTAGCAATTCCAAGCCTTAAGGCTCTTGTTTATACGACTGTTCGGGTCTTTGGCGGTCTTGGCACTCGTCAGCTTCGACTTCATGCCCGACATTCTGGCGCAGAAGGACTTTCGCCGTGCTGCGTCCTTGTCCGTCTTTGGTTTTGGCGCTGGGGCTTTTAACCCGGGTTTTCCCGGGTTGGCCTTGTTGTAAGAGGCTCGCCCTTTGGCATTCAGGCCGCCCTTCTCGCTCTTGCCTTCCTTGCGAGTCCATGCTGCGCTCTTAGCCATACTATGAGTAGAAGACCATTACCGATGCAACGGTAGTCACATCTACATAGACACCGGACTGAAACAACAGGCCTTGGTCGGGTATCAGCGTGTAATCTGCTGATGTTGCGCTAGCAATCGTGTTGAGAGTCAGCTTAGTTGCGCCACTTGCTCCACCGTCTTTAAATACGACTGAGCCTGCACCTGCGGCTGGAACGATACGAATACTACGCACGCGGCAGCGGCCAATAGCACCGCCTGCTTGGTTGTTTAGCGCACCATCATCCGTACGGACTTGGCTTGCCAGAATATCAGATTGCATACCCATAATCAGCTCCTTAAAACAATAAAACCCCGTTGCCGAGGTAAGCTAGATTAGGCCGTGCGTGTAAACACGTATGCTGTGGCGCTGGAGAACATGATGGTGTAGCGACCAACGCCGGTTATACCAGCAGCGACCGTCAAATCACCAAAGCTACCTGCGGTGTCCGCAGCGGCGGTTGACAAAATACCGTTGACAGCTACAGCTACAGTAACAGTAGATGCGCCGCCGGTGTTGTCAATATACAGATCAAACACAGTACCTTTAGTTGCACTCAGTTCCGCGCCGAGCAGTGTGCCGGTAGGCAGTGTAATGGTGGTGGCACCCGCCGAAGTGGACGTGATGTAGCCAGTAGCAATTTGTGCTGCCGTGGCAGTAGCCGAAGTGTTAATTGCGGCGGTCGTAGCGTGAGTAACAGCGCCCGAACCTGCAACGTTGCCAGTGAGTGTGCCGATGAAGCCGTTTGTAGACGTGACTGGGCCGGAGAAGGTGGTTGATGCCATGATATTTCCTTACATGCAAGTGTGGCGTATCTGTCTGCATGTCGTCAGCCGGGGACTGTCAGATACACCGGATAACCCCGGATTGGTATGAATATAACACCTACTGTAGCCCAATGCAACTAGAATCTTGCTATGCCAATTAAAGACCCCGATGAACGCAGGCGAAAGCAACGCGAGTACTCCGCTCGGTACTATGCCAACAACAAAGAGCTTTCAATAGCGCGTACTACGGCGCAACATCGAAGAGAAAAAGCTGAGTGGATTAGTTATAGGGCTTCACTGGCGTGCGCAATCTGTGGGTTCAGTCACCCCGCAGTAATTGATTTTCACCACGTAGACCCCAATACCAAAACAGCCAGCGTGCATGTGCTTGTAGGGAACAGACGGTACGCCGCAGCTCGTGAAGAGATCAAGAAGTGTGTGCCCCTATGCGCTAACTGCCACCGCGTACACCACCATGACGAACATCACACAAAGAAAAAGGGCCCCCGAAGGAGCCCTTTAGGATAGATACCACGTGTTTTCACAGAGGTGGTAGGCGCCTCATGCGATTACGCTGCACCGGCAGAGCCGTAAATACCGCGTGGATCGCTCCAGCCGAAGCTGTAACGCTCACGGGCTTTGTAACGCACATTGCCCGTATCGAAGTCGCCTTCGAAAGAGCTCTTAACAGGTGAACGGTTGAACATCTTCAAGCCGTTAGGCGCATCAGTCATCAAGAACCAAGCGTCTGTGTCTGTCAAGTAGTGGTTTACAGCGTAGCCTTCCGGCACCATGCCCATGGAACGGATCGCGTTGGTGTCGTTGTCTGCAGTACCGGTACGCAAAGTGGTCTTCATTAGGCGCTCTGCAGTAAACTGCAATTCCTTAGGGATGATCAATTTACGGACTTGCACGTTGACTTTTAAACCACGCTCATCAGTGAAACTGGCGATATCAATGATACCCTGCTCCAAAGATGTCTCGTTCAAGTCAGCAGCCACTGATGGGGTATTGCGAAAAGCAGCGCCCAAAGCGGTTGGGTGAGCAGCGTTACACAAGGACACGCCGTCGCCACCGTTGTATGAACCAGTAGTGTTAAACGCGTTGTTTAACACAGAAGCAGCTTTTACTTGCTTCGTGTGGGCCATTGAACGGGCCAAAGCTTTGGTGTAGCGAGCTGACAAGCGGTCATAGAGGTTGTCCTCAATGGCTTCTTCTGTCAACGCGAACGCCATAGCAATGGTTTCGTGCTGGTAGCGAGCAGTGAATGATTCCTGAGCGGAGTCGTAAGACACGCCAGCGCCTTCGTTCTTGGTAGGAGCTGCCCCGAAACCGGTCAACATAACCTCTTCCTCGAAAGCTCGGTCTGAGTTTTCGGCGGAGAAGATTTCTGTATGCTCGTTGTCGTAGCGGTTGTACTCCATGCCAAACAAGGCGTTCAGGCCGGGTTCGAGTTCTTTAACTAGTTGTGCGCGACTAATAGCCATGATTAAGCTCCTTGACCTGCAACACCCGCACTGCCGTACGCGTGTTCGTTGATTTTAACTACCACAACGGTGTAGTCCGATCCGAATTCGTTTTCGGGAACGTTGTACACACCGACGATCTTCAAGTTTAATGCAGCAGTGTTAGCCACAGTTGAAGAATCAAGGGTCATTGCGGAAACACCGGTCACAGTACTACCAGTAGTAGAGGCTGTCACGTCTGCGTTCTTGCCGATATCAGCCTGAACAATGTCTTCGTCCGCTTGGACCAAGAACAACTGGGCAGGATCATCGATAACGTCTGCAGTAATAACACCACTCGTGATGTTCACACTACCGGGGTAGTAGTTCTTCCACGTGGGCTTGCCGCTGGTTGGATCGGTGTATTGGCAACCGTTGAACACGCCAACAGCAGCAGTATGCGTGCCGGGGGCGAATTTAACTAAGTAGCCATCGAATACGGTGACTAGGTCACCTTGGTAGATTGCTCCGGACTGGTTATCGGCAATCAAGTAACCGTACTGCTTTTGAGCACCGGTTGCTGAAAGGTTGCCGATAGGGCGCAGACCAAAAGGCTTGTTTACGTTTGCCATTTGTAGCTCCTAAAAGGTAGAATTTTCCGCTATTTAGCGGGAACCAAAGGTTGTGCGCGAGCTCCGTTCGGGGCTCTGGATACGCATAGATGAGTGGGCGTTTTCACGCATCATCTCGTTGTCTACAGCATTTAACTGATCCCGGGCCTTGCCTTGGAAGTGTGCGTTTCGCTCCGCGATAGTTTCTTCGGGGATGATGGCCAGCAATAAGCCGCCAACTGAAACTACACCCGCATTACGACCATCCTCTAGGGTTGGTAACGTATCACGGTACTCTGGGGGTAAATCCTCATTGCGGACTAACTCGTAGCCCTCACGAAGACGCCCATAGACGTGTTGTTTGTCCTCAAATCCATTGATCTCGGAACGAATCCAGCGGTACTTAAAACCAGCAGGGGCGGGGGGCGCGTCAAGACGTGATGGAGGTGCCCATGGCTTGCGACGTGCCTCTTTATCACGTGAAACGCGAGGGGCGCGGTCGATAGTTACTTTTGAATCGCTCATGATTACTCCTTAACGTACTTGGCATATTCCTCAAGAGGAACACCCAATTTCTTTGCTATAGCAACCTGACTCGGTGATAACCGGACAGTACGGCGTGCGCTGTTTACCCCGGAACTACGGGATGCAGGGGCAACAGCAGGCACGGAACGCTGTTGTCTGTTTGGTTGAGCAGTTGCGAAGCGCTTAGGGAACTCGTCCCTGAGTCTTCGGTCAAGCTCAGTATAGTATTCTTCAGTGTTGGGGTCAACACCCTCTTGTTCTACAAGAGTCTGATGCATGCCCCATGCAGCATAAGTCAGAACACGGTCTTGACCGAACCAAGGATTGCTCTCCGCCCAGCGCTCAGCACGCGGGCTGGGTGCAGTCTTTGGAGCAGGGGCCTGCTGCTGCGCCTGTTGCTGCGCCTGTTGCGGAGCCTGCTTGTAATTTTCGATCTGCTGCTGCTGCTGCTGCAGCCACCCAGCTACTTGTCGCTGCTCCATGACCAGATCTGTTAGACGCTGCTGCGCCTCAGTCTCTGTGTCGATGTCGCCTTCTTCGCGGGCACGGCGAATGATTGCTTTTAATGTGCCCTGCTGGGTCTCTAAGCGGCTCTTTGTCTCACTTAGTCGGCTGAAATCTGTGTTTACAAGCCTTTGCTGCAGCGTCTGGGCCTGATTATGCATGCCCTTGGCGTAGTCTATGGCGGCTTGCTCACGGCGCTCGGCTTCGCGCATGCGGGCGGTCAGCTTGGAGATACGCTTTTGAACGTTGTCGCTGACAGCCTCTAACTCATCCCGGTGCGTAGACTCAGGATTCGCGGTGAATTTTTCACCGCCCACATCTTCTGTGGTCTCTTCCCCCAAAGAAACTTCCGTCTCTTCCTCGCCTTCACCTAAATCAAACTCTAGTTGGTCTTCAGTATTAGTGCTCATGTTTCACCTCAAGTGTGCAGAATGTCTTCTGGATCGTTAATAACCGCCAAGATCTCATCATCGTTCAAGATCCTGATTTCCCCACCATCAATGTTCATGCGTGCGCCAGCGTAGCGGCCGAAAATAATCCAGTCACCTTCCTTGCACCATGGACCCTCAGGGAACTTCGCCTGATCGCCATAAGCCAAAGAGCCTACGCGCAAGACGTATCCGCAGGTCGTCGACAATTGTTGACGCTCAATGGTCTGATCAGCTAGGACGATACCGCCCTTGCTTTTTTTCGTACCTCGATGAGGGAGAATCACGATTCGCCAGCCCGTAGGCTTCGGAATTCGATCCAAAACGGAGCCACTGATTTCTTCCACTTTCAGTTCACCGTCTTCGCCGTAAGCATCAGATAAGGACGGAACCTTATTGGCTGCTTCTTCGGCCCATTTCTGCTCAAGTGCAGTTTTTTCCATTTGCTGGGTCCTTAGTCTATGGGGTTTTCTTTTAAAAGGTCTTTCATGACCTCTTCTACAAAAACGTAACCCTCGAGACGGCCCATAAGATGCCTGTACTGCTCCATGCTCGTGACGCGGCCACTCAGGAGTACATCCTGTGTGTCCATTTTCAACTGACGGAGCTCTTTGTAGAGACTCTCTGTAAATTCAAGCATGGATTTCTCCAATGAGGCAAGCAAAATAGGCCTTGCTCGGTGGCCACGTACACACTATACACCTGTTTTAGGCGATCATTACCTTTTTGGCCGCATCTTTTTTGGTCACGTAGGTAATTTTTCCATTTTGCACAGGCATAGTACCCATTTTCTTCGCTGGTTTTGCAACAGGGGTCTTTTGTCCCTGTTTTTTAATGTTTTTTTTCATTTAGCACACCTTAAACTTTAAGCCCTTGGTAGCTGCACCGCCGCCACGAGCTTTCATCTCGCCGCCGCTGGCCATTTTCTCGGCCTTCATAGAAGACTTTTTGCCCATGGGCTTTTCCATGTCCATCTTCTTTTTGGCCATACCACCATCTTTGTACTTCATATTCATCATGTCAGTTTCCTTTTTGCTGCATCTGCAACATGGTTAGTTCGTTACGCTGCGCAGCCAACTGCTGCTGGTTTGCCAAACGTGCTTGGTCGTTCGCCACGTCATTTTGCTCTTTTTGCTGATCCAGTGCAAGACGAGACTGATCCCCCTGTGCATCCATTTGATCATTTTGCGCCTTTTGCGCCAGTTCCTGCTTCTTAAGCTCCACTATTGGGTCAGGCTCCTCTTGGC